TGCGTCTGCTGATTGAATTTTGTTAACGCTTCCGTTATAAGCACCTAACCACATCTTTATTCTTTCATCGTTCTTAATAAAAGGTTCTGCCTCTAATAAAGCACCATATAGTAATACATCTGGTGCGTTCTTGGTTAGCCAGTTACTAGTTACTGTACCTGAAGTACCGTCACCTAATGACGTGAACTTTTCATAGAAAGCCATCTCTAATTCATATACTGAATCTGGTATAGGTGCAAGTTGAATCTCGTCACCAATGAGCGTATATGCTCTTGGCTTTCCTGTGGCTGTGCCACCGTATAATCTATCAAGCATCTCAGGAGTAATGTACTCTAGTGCTGTGATAGGGTCTGTGTTTAGTTGTATGTTACGCATTTGAATGTAACCACCCGGAAGGTTATAATACCTCTGGTCAGTAGTGGTAGACATCTTACTACGAACTTCCATTGACCTGATTCTTAAGTCCCTATTCACTCTAGCTTCTGCTAAAGTAATAAAGTCAGGTATGTTTTCAGTTAAGTCGCTCCTGTCCAACCAGTTAGCTATAGAAGTCTTTAGTCCTGAGAACGTATTAAGTGACATTATAGTTTACCTACTGTAGTTCGCCAATATTTATTATCTGCGTGATTTAACCATTCTTTCATACGTTCTTGATTTCCCCATATACCTTCTCTCATCATCTTCTCTACAACAATCATAGGTATTCTAGCTACCCTGTGAGAGAACTGAGAGTCTCCTGCATAACTGCTCCTGCCGTTCTTAAACTTCTCGGTAGAGTTTACGTTCGATAATTCCTTAAGAACCTTATCATCTTGTTTAGAGACAACAGTAAGTGAGCCATCAAGATTTCCAATTAGTTTTGTTTGTATAGTCATATGGTAAACCACCCCAGTTTCCCAGGGTGGTCAGTTGGTTTAACCAGTTGTATATCTGATTTTACCGTTGGCTTTCTCATTACCACAGCGTAGACCAAACTCTACAAGAAGCATCTTCTTGTCTGAGTCACCAGTTGTAGAAAGCTCTACAGTCTGGAAGTCACGTAGGTAATCCACAGACCACATATCATGGTCAAGGAAATACACAACGTCTTGGTCCGCAAAGCGGTCAAGTTGTATGTTGAAAGTACCAAAGTCACTAACATAAACATCAACAGCGTTGTATACTGTCTTGTTCTCGTCAACAACAGAACGTGTAGCGTCAGCACGACCACTCATAGCAGTAATCAACTTCTTGTTGGTTGCTCCTAAAAGGATTGTACCTGGCGAACCACCTTGTGTCCAAGTAGACTCAGCAACAGCTGTAATGTCTGCTTCAACAACAGCTGCGTGTGTACCTGAAGTACCCGCGTCCGTTACGTTAGTAGTAATGAAAGCAGCAGCACCACGAGTTTCACGTGCGGTACCAGAAGAACCAGCTACAGCAGCATTATCTGCTAGTAGTGAAGTCTCCATATCACGTTTAATCTCTTTAGACGCTTTTGCTAGTTGGTGAGCCATCTCTGACTTCTTACCAGCGTTGTTTACCTTTTCTTGTGTTCCGGTAACCTCAACAACCTTTTTAGAGATTTGTGTATAGTTACTAAGACGCGTAGTGGCGGTAGTTGTAGCAGTACCTGCAGCAGCTCCCTCAGCGTGGTAGTTAGTTCCCGAAGCAGCAGTAAGTGCATCTGTCTGCCATTCAAATTGAGTGTTTGAGACACTCCCTTTTTTTGTAATACCTGACAGAAATGGTGTCTCTGTCGGGCTAATGTCGTAGATTACATCAGACAAATCCTCACGGATTGCATTTGCATCATACGTTTCAAAGTTAGTAGGCATATTGTGCCCTCCTAGTTATAGCATATCATAAAATATGGAAGCGGCATCCTCTTGTTTGCCTGACTTCCTTAACCTTGTACGCTTCTTGGCTGCCTGTTCATCGGCTGCTTCTGACTTTTGTTTACCTCTTCCGGGTTTCTGGACTTTAGGAACTTTCTTAACCGCCTTCTTCTTAGGAGCTACCTTCTTTGTTAGTCTGTCATATTCCATAGCTTTCTTTAAAATAAGAACACTACGGTGGTCGGCTAACTGGTCAATCTCTTGTGGAAGAAAACCCACCTCAGTAGCATACTTACGTATGTCCTGTTTAATGGTAGAGTCTTTATTGTTCCATTCAGGTAAGACTTCTGAGAGCTTAGAATATTCTTGTTTAATATGCTTTACTCTTAGTTGTTTAGTAGCAGCCTCCTGTTCCTGACGGATATAGTGTTGCTGCTCTTCTGCGCTAGATAATCTTTCCTGTGCGTCCCTGAATTCATCCTTCTTGATTATATAAGCGTGGGGGTCTTCCTCTTTCAAGGTAGTCCAGTCTACGCTATCAAATTCAGATAACTTGGCCTGTTGTTGCTCTTGCAACATCCGCAAGCCATTTGCGTACATTTGCCTCTCTTGGTCTAGTTGCATACGCTCGGACTGGATGTTCTCCGTCTCCTTGCGTTGCTCGGCTAGAGCCTGAGACTTACGAGTATAGTCAGCTTGTCTCTGGTATCCGTTTCTAAGTTCATCAATACTAACTTCTAATTCCTCTCCGCCTACCTTAATGGTATACCTCAAGTCCTCTTCGTTTACTACTTCAGTGTCTTCTTCTTCTTCTTCACCATCTTCTTCTACTTCTTCAGAGGTTTTCTCTTCTTCTTCTTCTTCAGAGTCCTCGTTAGTTTCGACTTCAGCTTCCTCTACCTCGGCTTGCGCCTCGGTTTCTTCCTCAACTACAGACTCGTCATCAGTAGTCTTGGTTTCCTCGTTTGCGGTTTGCTCTTGTGAGTCCCACATTCCTAGGATTTTATTTGCAGCTTCTTCTGAGCTGCCTTGCATACCCCTACTGGGTATTGTGTTAACTTCTTGGTTGTCCTCTATAGGGTCCATAAGCTACTCCTCGTTTTTTAATTTTCTATTTCGGCAAACTTCCCTGTTGTTAGTACAGACTCCATATAGTGTTGTACTAATTCTAGAGACTTAATAATCATATAATAATTATCTCGTTCGTCACCCTCTTCATATTCTGTATTGATTAGCAAGTTTATAAGCTTGCTCTTCACTTCAGAGTATGCCTCTTTGTATATCTCGTTCTCTAATACAGACTTAGCTGCGGTTCCCCTTTGCAGGTCCTGTTCTTTTTTTCTCATAACTATGACCTAATTACTCTTATTTTGTAGGTCTTCTATTGCTGACTTTACTGCATCTTCAGCTAGAACTGAGCAGTGAATCTTCACTGGAGGTAGTTTCAACTCCTCAACAATATCAGTATTCTTTATTTTTGATGCTTCATCAAGTGTCTTACCCTTTACCCATTCAGTGAGTAATGATGATGAGGCTATAGCAGAGCCACAACCATAAGTTTTGAATCTAGCGTCTTCAATAATACCAGCATCATTAATCTTTATCTGTAATCTCATTACATCTCCACAGGCAGGAGCGCCAACCATTCCAGTACCCACGTTCTTATCATCTTTATCTAGAACACCTACGTTTCGTGGGTTTTCATAGTGGTCTAGAACTTGTTTACTATACGCCATAATCTACCCCTTCTAGTTGCCTATTTTAACAGGCCTCTCTTGCTCTCTCTCTAGTATTAATTCTTGTTGTTTAAGCGCTAGTTCAGCCTTCTTAATTTCTAACTCCTGTGCCTTAATTTGCATATTGACACTGGCTTCTTGCTTCTTAAGTTCAATCTCTTGTTGCTTTATCTGAGCCTCTAGTTGCATCTCTTGTTGTCTTAGTGCAGACTCTTGTTGAATCTTCTGTGCCTTAATCTTAAGCTCTTCAGCCTTGAGTTGAGACTCCACCTGCTTGGCTTGTTCTTCTGGAGTAGGACCTTGTTGTTGTGGTAAAGGCGCGTCACCCGGGTCAGTTATAAAGTCGTTAACGTTACGCATACCCATGGCACGTATCTGTTCCGCTACTAAGTTATAAATATTCTTAGGTTTAAGCATCATACCTGCTGCTGGGTGTTGAGCAATCATTTGTATTGTCTGGCTAAGTCTAGTCAAGTTTATTAGGTTCATCTCTTTATTACCGAATCCTAAACCTACCTGTGCAGTACAGTCCATCTTCTCTTTCCAGTCAGATGGGTAAAGAGTAGTCCACTTATTATTTAACCTAATAAGTTTCTCTGGCTTCTCGTACTTCTGTACTAATTGATAGACAGACATAGCTAAGTCTTTCATACCGGTCTCTGCAAAGACACGAGCAATAAGCTCAATCTTCTGTTGTGCAGCAG